CACCAGAAGGCAAACGCTGCCCCGCCTGGCTCGCTTGGGTCGGGAGTCGGTTTACTAAACGTTATCGCCTAGCTTTTTTTCTAATGCTTTCACGCGGCCTTTACAGCCTGCTCTTTCGTTGGCCTCTTGGGCCTTGCGAAAATAATTGAGCGCGTCTTTTTCGTCGCCGTTTTTGTCAGCTAACTGGCCCGCCACTTTGAACGCCTTGCCATTGCCGATGATGTTGGTGGTTGGCCACAGGCCATCACTGACACGCTGACAAACTTGATCAATGTAAGGGCTACCGCTATCGCCTTTTTGCAACTGCGAATCGGCCCAGGCGGCAACCTGTTCAATAAAAAAGCCTGGCAAGTCTCGGCTAAAGTTACTCGGGGCGTTTTGCGATTGTTTGATACAGTCGTCGGCCAATTCGATGGCGGTTTCTAAGTCTTCAACATCGAGGCACCAAATCGCACAACGCACCAACAACGCGTTGGGGTAACTCGCGCCGCTCTCAAGATAGGCGCGCACGTGTGGCAGATACTTTGGCAACAGTTCGTCGCGTTTCAATTTGATTTTATCGGCGATCGATTCCAGTGCGCTTAGGCGCTCCAAATCTTGATCGAGTGCCGACAGCAAGACTTCGCGATCGTGCTCTGTATTCTTGGTTTTTACAAAAGCTACGCTTTGGGCTTGCGCTTCGCTCTTGCCTTCATCGAGTTCAGCTTGCTTTGCGACGCAACGTTGTTGGTGCTGTTTAGTCAGTAATGGCATGGTGCAATCTCGTTATTATGAAACGTTATCGTTTTTTGAAAACGGCGGTTATCGCGCCGTTTTGAGAAACCCACAACCGTGGCAAAAAGGCCCAGGCGGTTACACCTGGGAAAGTGCCACGTTATTGGTTACGCCCAGCCGCCTTGACCGTCGGGTAATTTCACGTTTGCAAACTCAATGCCAGCGGCCTTTTCTTCGTCGCCCAGCACATATCCTTCGTTGACACTGTTGTACTCTTCAACACGGTCACGCTTCGAGTTGTCAACGATTTGTCGGCGCCAGCTATCTTCCTGATAATAAATCGCCAAGTTATCCAGCGAGGTAATCAACAGGCCGCGAGCAGGAAAGTACGGAACGTCAGTCTTAATAGGTAAACCGGCGTAAACCTTAGACACCACCTCACGTTCAATTCGTTCTTTCTCGCTTGGTGTTCCCCCCATAGCTTCATACAACTTCGCTTTTTCTTCCGCGACCAAATCCTCACCGACGATAGCCACTAAATCAGAACCACCGCGATACAGTGAATGGATCATTTGTTTGACGCCATGAACCAGGCTGTCAAGGTTTGAAAAGTCTCCGCCGCTACCAATGCGAATCTCGTTAGCCGTCTCGCCTTCGGTAAACCACTGTTTACCGCTTTTGTAATTTCTTAAAAGTTGGAGCCAGCCGACGTTAAGATCTTGCCCCATTGGGTTTGCAGTAGAATCGGTCACTGCGGCAGCACTGGTTCCGTTCCAACCAACCATGACTCGGGCAAGAGCAATTGCGCGTCGAACCCATGAAGCGTAACGTTCACGAAAATCAGAGAATTTGGCCCAGCTATCAACCGTCGTGTAAGGCAAGTGGTAATCGAACTCGGTTTTGTACAACTGATAATCTTTGCTACCCAACTGCAAAATATTGCTGGTTTGGCGGTCGTTCGTTTCTGTATTAGTTCGCTTGCCTGGTCCTACAGCTACACCACCAATAACTTTTTGCCCTTGAAGCTCATCAACAGGCATCACAGTGACAAAGCTCAAGAATTCTTCGGACTCTACAATCGCATCTTGTAGCTCCTGTGCCACAGAGGGCGAAACACTGAATTTTTCGTGTACGCTATCAACACCGTAGGTAGCCGCCATAGCGACAGTCATAGCAGCAAATAATTTTTTAGCTTTCGTCTTCATGATTTTGCCTTTCGATAAAGTCTATTTAGTAGAACGGTTTGGATACTTTTCTGATCAGTTACAGGCAGCGGCCGTCCGAGCCATCACCTTCAAGTTCGTCGACTTCAGTTTCACGGCCGTCGGTGCCGTCTCTAAGCGCAGAAAACTGAACTTTCAACTCGTCAACTTCACCGCGTAGCATTTTGTTTTCGTCTTGCAAGGCACTAAACTTGTCAGTGTCCACAGCACCACTCGGTGGCGTATCGTCTTCATCGCCAGGTTGAAACTCAGCCAACAGCTCCGATTTAAGCGTCGAGAACTGTGAATCAATTTTTGCTTTCAAGTTAGCGGTAAGCATTTCAAGTTGTTCTGGTGTCATGGTGTCTTCATCCGAGTCGGGTTGGTTGCGTAATCCAAATAGGCCAGAGAAAACACCAGGCTTGCACTCTAGTGCTGCACAAGTGTTTATATCATTGCCTGAGAAAATTCTATTTTCGGGGTGTTGTCGACGGCTGTTAAACCGTAACTCTGTTGTGCCAGCGCTGGCGGGGGTATCGGTAACGCCCAACCCTTCAAGGTAGTAGATGCCCTTGCCCATAAAGTTTTCACTAACTTCTATAGAAGTGTGTACAAATTGGCCTTGCCGATTCGCTTCAATAAGCCAGTCGTTCGGTGCAAGAATTGCCATCAAGTGTATTTCACCCTCGAACACCGGATCGGTTGCTGGCTCAACTTTTAGCGCCAACACACTGCCGCCATTTTCCATAAAGCGATAATGATCTTGCCAAAGTTTGGCGGTATAAACTTTCGGGTTGTAGTGTTCGGCCATTTCTTCAAGCCAGGTCTTTTCTATTTCACGACCATCAACAGTAACGCCACTAGTCGCAATAATTACCCAAGAAGTTTTCAAGTTTCGCGCCATGCTTAAAAGTCCAATTCAGTTAACCGCAATTTTGGTTTGGCTTCTGCCGTTCGATGATTGCCACTTTAGGCAGTCGGCCCAACGCCAGCAACAACAACCACGCCTGTAATTTTCTAACCGAGCGCGGTAGGAATTTCGAGAAACGGTGACACACAAAAAGACCAATAAAACCCCGTAAACTGCGAAGCATGAACGAGACAGAAACCAAAACACGTGGCTACCCACAGGAAGTAAAAGACGCGGCAAAGTTTATGTATTTGCGCCGCGTGCCTGTGCGAGACATCGCCAGCCAACTAAACCTGAACAATACGCGGGTGGTTTATCAGTGGGCCGAAAAAGGCGACTGGGATGCACAGCTACGCCACGAAACAGTTGAAGAAGCCACTGCACGAAAACTGATTATTCTAGTCGAGAAAGAAGACAAAGACGATCAAGACTATAAAGAGATAAATCAGCTAACCAACCTGCTCGACAAGTTGGCGGGTGTTGATTTAAAGAAAGCGAGAGCGGCCAAAGAAAAAGCAGCCACCGCTAGTGGTAGTAACGGTGGCGGCTCCAAGAACTCGAAAAAAGGCACCAAAGGAAAAAACGACATTGGCGACATAAGCGCCGAGCAATTAGAAACCATTCGAAAAGAATTGTTTTATCAGTACCAACAAAACTGGTACGAAAACCGAAACGAACGAACACGATTTATTTTGAAGTCTCGCCAAATCGGAGCCACCTACTACTTTGCCTGGGAAGCGTTCGAAGACGCAATTTTATCGGGCGATGATCAAATATTCTTATCGGCCAGTAAAAATCAGGCCATGATTTTCAAAGCCTACATTTACAAGTTCGCCTTAGAGTATTTTGACATCAAGTTGAAAGGCGCCGAAACCATCGAGTTAACGAAAGATGGTAAGCCCTGGTCAACATTACGTTTTGTATCGACCAACGGCAGAACGGCCCAGGGCTACCACGGGCACCTCTATGTTGACGAGGTATTTTGGATTCCCGACTTTGCCAAGCTCAACAAACTCGCCAGCGGTATGGCCGCGCACAAAAAATGGCGAAAGACCTACTTTTCAACGCCTAGTGTTAAAAGTCATGGCGCCTTTCCTCTATGGGCGGGTGAAAAGTACAACGAGAAACGCACCAATAAAGTTGAATTTGATCTAAGTCACGAGCAGATTCATTGCGGCAAGCTTGGTCGCGATAAAATATGGCGCGATATCGTCACGGTAAAAGATGCGGCCCGATTGGGTTGTGACCTGTTCGACATCGAAGAACTTATCGACGAATACAGCGAATCCGAATTTAACAATCTATTTATGTGCGCCTTTATGGAAGCTGGCGCCAGCGTATTTAATCTCGACGATTTGCTCAGTGCTGCCGTCGACACCAACGTCGTGTGGGTTGATTTTAAGGCCCGACAAAAACGCCCTTTCGGAAACAACCCCGTTTGGATTGGTTACGATCCCGCGCGCGTGGGCGACCGCTCCACGGTGGTGGTGGTTGCGCCGCCACTTGAAGACGGCGGCAAATTCAAGGTGTTAGAAAAAATCGACTTGAAAGGCACCTTCCGCTACCAGGCCAGCAAAATTAAAAAGCTGACCGAGAAATACAATGTGCAATTTATTGGCGTTGATTGCACCGGCCCAGGCTTGGGTGTGATTGACGAGGTGAAAACTTTTTACCGCCGTGTGACACCGATTCATTACACACTCGACACCAAAACTCGACTGGTATTAAAGGCCATCGATGTGGTTGAGGCGCGGCGCATCGAGTGGGATGCCGAACACAAAGACATTGCTCAGGCATTTTTGCAGGTGCATCAAACCACCACCGGAACCGATCAAATAACCTACGCGGCAGACCGTACCAGCGAAACCGGCCACGCCGATGTGGCCTGGTCGATTATGCACGCGCTATCATACGAACCACTCACCGGCCGTAAACGAAAAGCGTCTGTCGGTCTGTAAATTAAGGGTAAACGAATGCGAAAAGGTGAACTGAATAAAGGCCGTCGAGGCTTTAACCAAACCGCACAGGCCAGCAAAAGCCGTAATTCTGGTGCGTTGGCGTTTGATTTTGGCGAACCCGAAACCGTATTAACCAACAGCCTTATGGAAAACCTGGGGCTTTTTCTAAACCCCCACGGCAATTACTGGGAGCCACCAGTAAGCCAACCAGGCTTGGCCAAACTGCTGAAAGCCAACGGCCACCACGGCACCATCCCCTACTTTAAGCGCAACATGCTGTGCAAGTTTTTTGTCGATAGCGATGTACTACGGCGCGAAGATCTAGGCAAAGCGGGTTTCGATCTTGATGTTTTTGGCCACTGCTATTTTCAGAAAATATTCAACAAGTTGGGCCAGTTGCGTTACTTGATACATTTACCCGCCTTGAATATGCGCCGCATGAAAGACGCGGATCAATACTGCATGTTGATCAAAGGGCAAAACCCACTCGAATTTAAAATCGGTGAAGTGATCCAACTCAAAGAATACGATCCGAGCCAACAAATCTATGGGGCGCCGCAATACTTGGGCGGCATTCAATCGGTATTGTTGAATGAAGACTCAACCCTGTTTCGCCGCAAGTATTACAATAACGGCGCACACATGGGTTACATCTTTTACACCGCCGACGCCGACCTAGAAGAAGCCGACGAAACAGCGCTGAAAGAACAAATCAAAAACAGTAAGGGTGTGGGCAATTTTCGCAGTATGTTTTTAAACATTCCTGGCGGCAAACCCGACAGCGTGAAGATTATCCCCGTGGGTGATATCGCTACCAAGGACGAATTCGAGCGAGTCAAAAGCATAAGCCGTAGTGACATTCTTGCCATGTGGCGAATCAATGGCGCTCTAGCAGGGGTGATGCCCGAGAATACAGGCGGCTTTGGCGATCTCGATAAGATCAGTCGAAACAATTACGAAAACGAAGTGGTGCCAGTACAGCAAAAATTTCTACAGCTCAACGAACACCTGCCTAGCGCCTACCAGATAAAATTTGAACAACCAGAAGACTT